AAACATTCTTAACAGAAACAGTTTCTTTTGACATTGTAAAAGGTCGCCGTACTATTACACCTTGGGTGGCACCTAACTCTACAGCACCTTTATCTCAACGCACTGGCATGACTACAACCACGTATAAACCTGCGCAAAAGAAAGAAAAACGCCCTATCACAGAAAATGATATCAAGGTTCGTTTAGCAGGTGAACAGCCATTTGCAGGTACTGTAACTCCTGAAGAACGTGCTATCCAACTCTTGGCGCAGGATACACAAGAATTAAAGGATAACTTGGTACGTTCTCAAGAAGTTATGGCAGCAGACGTATTACTCAATGGTCAGGCACACATCAAAGGCGAAGGCATTGATGACGTTGTAGACTTTAATTTTACCAATAAAGAAACATTATCTGGTACTGCGCGTTGGGGCCAATCTGCTGCAGAAATTGTGGCTAACATTATCAAATGGAAAAAGAAATGCTTGAAAGCATCCGGCTTTAGCCCTAATACGTTGGTTATGAACTCTGAAACATTAGAAGTAATGCTTTCTGATAAAAAAATCTTGGCATTATTTGATAATCGTCGTACAGAAATGGGCCTTTTGCAATTCGAACAAATGGCGGAAGGTGCTGTGTATGTTGGCTTCATGGGCGGTCAAATTCAATGTAATGTGTTTACTTACGATAACTACTATGTTGATCCAACAGATGGCCAAGAAAAAGAAATGGTACCTACCGGTAAATTGTTGGTAGCTTCTGATATGGCTAAATTTACTAAATTGTATGGTGCGAATACAATCATCCCTGGTGACGGTATGGACTTTGTAACCTATGAAGGCGAATATGTATTACGTCGATTTGTTAATCATGACCCAGATGCGGTATTTTTGGAATTACAATCTCGCCCTATTTACGTTCCATTTGATGTAGATTCCTACTTCGTAGCGGACGTATTGTAATTGAAAGGAGGTAAGACTAATGCCTGTACAAGCTAAGCACGCGATTAATACCGGCGATTATGTGTATAATCCCGGTGATGTTATCTCCGATTTAACTGCAGATGAGGAAGAGCGCCTAATTCGATTAGGCGCAGCTGTTGTAGTTGGTGATGATGATAAAAACAATGCAGAAGACTCGTTAGCCGAAGCTCTTGGCGTTATGACGAATGCGGATATCGCTGGTTATGGTAAATCTATTGGTCTTGACTTTGCAAGCAAAGCCACAAAGGAGGACATGATTTCCGATATTCTTGCTTCTGATGCGGACGTCAACTTGGAACTCTTATCCGATGAAGCACTTCGCGTAATGGCCTCTGCTGAACAATTGGATGTTCCTGAAAACGCTACTCGTGAAGAACTCATCGACATCTTAGGTGAATAATCATGGGATTTAAGGACTTTGCGCAAAATGACATTGAAAAGGTGTTTATCAATTCCAATGAATTTGCTGAAGTACATAATCTAAATGGTACGCAGTGCTATGCAGTGGCGGAAGGTCTTACCGATAAGCAGCATGTCGAAATCATGGGCCAGGATATTGACGGGTTGATTTACGATACGATTATAGTACACGTGGCCAAGCGGGATTTACCTGAAGTGCCAGAGTACAATCAAATCTTTCGCTTTAACGGCCGCATTATGATGGTCCAATCCTGTGAAGATGACATGGGTATGCTAAGCATTGTCCTTAGGGGGAATAACTCGTGAGCGTAACTATTGACATAAAAGGGCTGAAAAACGGGCTGGCTAAGATAGACGCATTAGTTGTTGGTACTCCGAAGACTACTGCAAAAGCTATCAACAAAGCATTGCCTAAAATCAAAAAGGCTACAGTTGATCGTGTTAACGAAGAATACCTAATTACTAAAGCGAATATTAATAAAACCATAAAGGTGGATAAGGCGGGCATGACCTTATCTGCCTTTATTCGTTCTAAAGGTAGACCAATAGCCCTAACTAAATTTAGAGTTACGCCAAAAAGTCCGCCTAAACGGAGAGGGCGTAAAGTCAAAGCGCAAGTAATGCGGAATGGTGGCGGAGGGCCAATCCCTAATGCTTTTATTGCTCGTATGAGAAGTGGACATATCGGGGCGATGTATCGTAAAGGTGCAGACAGGTATCCGATAGGGCAATTTCATGGCCCATCAGTACCAAGCATATTGGGTGATGCCAAGATATCCGCTTTCGTTGGGAATAAAGCAGAGCAGGAATTGCAAAAGCAAATGGAACTCGCGCTCGACGCATTAATAGGAGGGTAATCGATGACACCTACGCAATTAGCAACCGATTTGGGGGCGTTCCTAAAACAGGTGCATGCAAACTATTTTAGTGACGATGCACAGGTAAAGGGGAATCCTTTACTGGTTGTACCTGGATTTTTAAAAATGAAAGAATCATCTAAGGAGGACCAATATCCACATCTTGTTATTCGAATTAATAAGATAGAGGATACCTTGCAGGGGTCAACTGTCCAACTATTTCTAATCCACGGGGTATACTCCGAAGATGTGGAAAAAGGTTGGATGGAGATTACTAACTTTTTGGAGACAACAAGGCAAGCGCTACTGGCCCATCCCGTTATTGCTAAGCGATACCGTTTAGTGATGGATGATAAACACGGAATTGATACCGATATCCCTCCGGATCAAGCGTATCCTTATTGGGAGGGATTTATGACGGTTAAATATGATATCGAACAAATACGAGAGGAGATGATTATTTAATGGCAAAAGCTGATGCACCAGTTGAAATTGTAAATGAAGCAATTGAGACTGCGGAAAAAACAGTTACATTTAAAGATGCTAAACAAGTAATCTACTTAGGTCCTAATAGTGCTGAATTAGGTCTTTCCACAGGTACCGTTTATATTGACGGCATTCCTGCAACGGTAGGTGAAGATAAAGCAATGCTACGCTTGTTGTTTGTGCCAATTAATAAGATTGCAGAAGCACAGCAAGAATTAGCAACAGAAGGTACAGCGATGAACACTGCTTACCTTGAATTTAAAAAAGGAGGTCGTAGATAGTGGGAAACTATAGACACGGAATTTATACAAGAGAGGTCCCTACTTCTCTTATTTCTATGACAGAAGCTACGGCAGCCTTACCGGTTTATGTCGGCACCGCACCTGTGCATTTGGCCACGGACCCAGCGGAAGCTAATAAGGCCGTATTGTGCTACAACTACGCATCTGCCACTACTCAATTGGGCTACTCTAAAGAATGGGATAAATACACGTTGTGCGAAGCTATGTATTCCCAATTCTCTTTATTTGGAATGGCGCCGGTAGTTTTTATCAATGTTCTTGATCCGAAGAAACATAAAAAGACGTTAGCGTCTACGCAAAAACAAATTCAGGATAAAGTCGTGACAATTGAAGACCCTGTATTACTCAACACGTTAAAAGTATCTGCCACAAACGGTGGTACAGCTTCAACTATCAATGTTGATTACACTGCGGCGTTTAACGATGAAGGCAAATTGCTTATTGGGATTGTATCTACAGGGGCACTTAATAGCGCAACATCTGTTTGGGTATCTTATGATTACGTGGACCCAACAATGGTAACGGCAGATGACATCGTCGGCGGTGTGGATACAGAAGGTAAGCGTAAAGGTTTGGAACTTATCAATGAAGTATTCCCTCGCTTTGGCTTAATCCCTGGTAACTTATTGGCGCCGGGCTGGTCTCATAACACGCTTGTAGCAGCAGTTATGAAAGCAAAAGAAACTACTATTAATGGTATGTTCCAGGCTATGTCCTTATGCGATGCACCAACAGATGAAATTAAAAAAGCAACTGCAGTTAGCGAATGGAAGAATAAAAAGAACTACGTCGACGAACGTCAAATCTTATGTTGGCCAAAAGTAGCGTTAGCTAATCGCCAATTCCATCTATCCACACAACTCGCAGGTCTTATGGCTAAAACAGACGCCAAATATGACGATATCCCTTATAAGTCTCCATCTAATGAGTCCTTGCAAGCGGATAGCGCTGTATTAAAAGACGGTACTGAAATCTATTTAGGCCCAGATGAAGCCGCATATTTGAACGGCCAAGGTGTCGTTACTGCGCTTAATTTCATCGGTGGCTGGAGAGCCTGGGGCAATCGTACCACAGCGTACCCATCTAATACAGATGTTAAGGATTCTTTTATTCCTGTACGCCGTATGTTTAACTGGGTATCCAATACGTTGATTACTTCCTTCTGGTCTAAAATTGACGACCCAGGGAACAAGCGTTTAATTAATAACGTAGTGAATAGTGCCAATGCATGGCTAAATGGCCACGTAGCATCCGGCGCACTTCTTGGCGCACGTGTTGAATTTTTGGAATCTGAAAACCCAATAACAGATTTGTTGAACGGAATTTATCGATTCCATGTATATTTAGGTGTGCCAACACCGGCTCGTGAAGTTGATTTCATCCAAGAATATGATTCGTCTTACATGAGCACATTATTTAATTAAAAGGGAGGTAACTCATGGCTAAACATAGAGATAAGTTGATTGACTTTGCCATTTTTAGCTCTGGCAGAGAATTATATGGTTACGCCGATGTAACCTTACCTGATATTGAATTTATCAGCGACACAATCAAAGGCGCGGGCATTGCCGGCGAAGTTGATTTGGGTGTACTTGGTCAAACTAAGGCGATGAACATGTCCATTAAATGGAATACCATTGACAAAGATGTGACAGACCTTGCTAGTCAAAAGGTGCATGATATCGAAATTCGTGGTGCGCAACAATTATACGATTCTGCAAAAGGTGAATTAGTACCGGAAGCAGTTAGCGTATATGCCAAAGTGATGCCTAAGAAAATCGGTCTTGGCAAATTTGAACAGGCAAGTAAAACCGATACCTCTACAGAGTTTGAAATTGTATATTTCAAAATGACTGTCGGTGGTAAAACTCGTACTGAAATTGATAAATTCAACTATGTTTGTGTAATCAATGGTGTTGATTACTTAGCATCCGTAAGGGAGGCATTGGGTAAATAATGGCTACATATGATCGCGAAAAACTAATTGATGGTTTAAACAATTTAACTGGGTTTGACTTCACAAAGGCGGAACTTCGTGTCCGCCGTGAAGGCGATATGACTCCAGATGTTACATTCTCTAAACGATTTCAGGCAGAAGTTGCCGCCATAGCCTTAAAGGAAAGCGCAAAGGTATTAATGACAATGCCAATCTCTGAATTCACTGAGATGTGTGCTGAGGTAAGCGTTTTTTTATTGCGTGGTTCGGTAGAGAAAATGGGACTTCTCCCGGACAACAATGCCGAAGAATTGCCATCCGACTTAGAGAATGCGGAGGCATAAACTTTTGGATGTCTACTCCAATTGCTGAAATAGCAGATTGGATAGACGATTTAGAGTTTGTTCTTGAAGATGAAAAGCGCTTGAGGGAGGAAGAGGACTAATCCATCAAGCGCTTTTTGCGTACGCAAATTTAAAAGAAAGGAGGAACTATGGCGGGTAAAGTATTTGAGATTGCTTTTGCAATAAACGGCGCCTTAGCCCAAGGGTTTAAGACGTCGATGCAGCAAGCCAAGGGTACGCTGACGCAATACGGCTCTAAAATGACCGAGTTGAAAGCGCAACAAAGGGCTTTGGATTCTGCATTAAAGCAAGGCGTTATCTCCATGGACTCGTACCGCAACGCAACGGAGAAGGTAAGCAAGGCTTTAGACCAAACGGCAGCTAAAGACGCAAAACTCAGAAAAGCAATGCAAAATAAAATTGCCGCTGACGCTAATGCTAAAAGTGCTCGTAGTGATTTAGGTAGTACTATGGCCACTACTGCTGTAATGGCCGCTCCGCTCGTCGGGATGTTATCTAAAGCGGCAGACTTTGAAGCAGTGATGTCCAAGGTAAAAGCAATCACCGTATCTGACGATAAGGCAATGCAACAATTGACGGCCACCGCTCGAGAACTCGGCGAGAAAACGATGTTCTCAGCAACGCAAGCAGGCGAAGCCATGACATATCTCGGTATGGCTGGTTGGAATTCTCAACAAATCATGGCTGGTATGCCGGGGCTATTGAACTTAGCTGCAGCCAGCAATACGGATTTAGCGCGTACTGCTGATATCGTATCTGATGACCTTACTGCCTTTGGATTAAGTGCCGAACACGCAGGCCATATGGCGGACGTATTTGCTAAGACCACTACCAAGACAAATACAACTGTTGAGATGATGGGTGAAACAATGAAGTACGCCGCACCGGTAGCGCATGCATTTGGTGCCAGCTTGGAAGAAACGGCCGCGCTTACTGGGCTTATGGCCAATAGTGGTATCAAGGCATCTGCTGCGGGCACAGCCTTACGTTCAGGGTTCTTGCGTTTAGCGGGTACTTCCTCTAAATCGACTAAAGCGATTGAGGAAATGGGGCTTTCATTAAGTGAAGCCACGGCACAACAAGAAGAAGCAAGAGCCGCATTAGATAGCCTGGGTATTGCTATGAATGATACCAATGGGCCGCGCAAGATGAGCGCTATCGTTCGCGACTTAGCAGATAAGACCAAGGATATGAGTAAGGAACAAAAGCTTGCTACGCTTGCGACTATCTTCGGTACCAATGCCGCATCAGCTTGGGTATCTGTTATTGATCAAGGACCTGATGCGTTAGATAATTTAACGAAGGAACTCGAAAACAGTGACGGCGCTGCTGAGGAAATGGCTAATACGATGCAAAATAATGCACGCGGAGCACTAATTAAACTTTCATCTGCAACTGAATCAGTAGCAATCGCAATCGGTAGCACAATGTTACCTACTCTAGCAAAACTAGGTGAATCTCTTGCAAATGAAGCTGCTTACGTCGCTGAGGTTGCGGGGCAACATCCGGAGCTTACGGAAGCCATAATCAAAACAAGCGTAGCTGTAGCCGGCATGGTAATTGCTTATAAAGCAGTGAAAGCGGTTTACTTCAGCGTAACGGCGGCCCATGCCGCTTATAAACTTATGATGGAATCGGAACGTGTAGCAACTATGCGCAACGTAATCGCATCGGGCATCCATAGAGCAGGCATGATAGCAGGTACAGTTGCGACCTATGCGGCCGCGTCGGCGCAATGGTTG